AATTCGATGATTCGATTCCTTTTGATGTTAAGGGTTCAAATATTTCACTTAATGATTTTGAAGATTGGCTGGGAATTACTAATGAAGAAAAAAGACCTGCACAAGGCGTTACTTTACCTGAAGGAGAAATACTCCAAGGATATACAGAATCAGAACTCGCAAAACACGAGCGAGACCAAGCCGAGCGAGCCAGAAAAGAAGCCGAAGCCGAATTAAAAGCAAAGCAAAAAGCCGAGGCGGATAAAAGTGTTGATAGCTTGGCCGATGAAATGCTGGGAACGTATGGTACTAATGATCTATTTGGCGGTAACCCATTAGCAAATTTAGGGCAAAACGATACGGTAACGTCTGGCAATGTCACCCAAAAAGGCAAGGTCTTAGCGGATAAAGCTAATGAGAATATTCAAGACGTTGGTGAAAAACTAGAAGGCGCCAAAAAGTTTACCTACACACTCAAAGAAGCGCTGAGTGATGAGGTTGATGTATCCGCTGTGCCATTATCAAAATCATTTCCACAGCCTGATTATGAGAAGTTGGTGGAAAGTGGCGTTAGCCCGCAGACCGCAACAATGGTTGCTGTGATGCGGGCTGAAATCCCAACTAAACCCCAAAAAGGATACAAAGTAAAACGATGGTCTGAGCAGGTCTCAATGATCAGAGGGTTTGCCAATGATTTGCTGAATAATAAAATCTCAGTGGATGAGGTTATTAATCAGGCTCGAAATATCAGTAACTTTGAATACTTGCCTGATATGCTGAAAATAGCAGATCAAATAAATCCAAGTCGCATAAAAGAGTTAGGTAATTTTAGATTAGCTAAAAGATTTTGGGGGTTATATGAAGGGAAAAAGGATGTTACTAAATGGGAGGTCACAGCACCTAACATTAAAGGCAATATAGATTATTGGTCAAAAACCAAACATTTCGATACTAAAGAAGATGCCCTCGCCTATATAAGAGATCAAGTTACTTCTACAAAAGAAGAAGGTGAAACTAATGAACCCGTATTGGCCAAGTTTGATATATGGACACAACGCGGTGAAGAAGGGGTTTTTGTTGGTAAAAAGATAGCCACTAACAAGTTTATTGTTTTAAAAAATCTACCTACGTTAAAAGAGGCTAGGCAATATGTATCTGAGCATAACGCGGAATTAGTCGAGCAACTTAAAGAAAAGAAACAAACTAAAGATGTTAGACGTGCCGAAAACAATGAACGTGTAGGCAAAGACTATCGTAATGGCAGAAATGTAACCCCGTTAGAGTTTGGCGATGCTTTTGGTTTTAGAGGTGTGCAGTTTGGCAACTGGGTTAACAATGACCGCAGGCAACAAGATTTAAACAATGCTTATGATGGCTTAATGGATTTAGCGGGCGTATTAAATATCCCTCCTAAAGCTATTGGTTTGAATGGTGAATTAGGGTTGGCTTTTGGCGCTAGAGGATCTGGCGGCGTTGATCCGGCAGCTGCTCATTATGAACCCGGACAGGTTGTTATTAATCTCACAAAAATGAACGGCGCGGGTAGTCTTGCGCATGAATGGTGGCATGCGGTAGATAATTATTTTGGCAAACAAGAAAAGTCAGGTTATTTAACCGAGGCTTATTCTGGTCGAAATCCATACCAAGTTAGACAAGAAGTTTATCAAGCATGGACAGGCATTACTGAGGCTATTAAAAAAGAAACGCAGTTAGCTAAGCGTTCTGCCATGATAGATAAAAATAGGGCAAAAGATTATTGGTCAACAGTAATGGAAATGACAGCCCGTTCTTTTGAGCGCTATGTGATTGGCAAACTGGAAGATCAAGGTTACTCAAATGATTATTTGGCCAATATTATTCCTGAACCCGTCATGGAGTCAGAAGCCAAGATAGAAGAGAGCGATTACCCGTTTCCACTGCAATCTGAAATGGATGCGGTCAATAAAGCGTATGACAAATTATTTAATACCCTAAAAACTCGTGAAACAGATAATGGCACCATTTTATTTAGCCGCAGTCAGTCAACGCAAGAGGCTTATGACAATAGGATTGATGCATTATTTAACGGGGATACTGCAAATCGTGAAGGGGTAACGGTATTAGATAATTCTGATATGTTGGGGATGCTTGGGTATAAAAACTTACCAGTAAAACTTGCTGAAGGGAAAGTTATAGAGGGCAGATTTAATCATGGATTAACCAAGGAAGATTGGAAAAAAATTCCTGAATGGTTAAGTAACCCTGCGGCAGTATTTGATTCTGATACTGTAAAAGGAAGTTTAGTATTTATAGCACCTGATAAAGTTAATGATGCTCCCGTTAGAATTATTGTTGTTCCTAATGCTAAGCAAAACCAATTAGATGTTCACATTTTATCAAATGCTTATGATGCTAAAGGAAACCCACCCACAAGGAGCTGGGTTCATCAAGGGCTTACCAGATATATTGACACACAAAAAAGCCGAGAATTTCTAGCAACGTCTGGATTGCAATTATCCAGGGTCTTGCAAAATTTGCCCGGCTCTAAAACTAAGATACTTACAGAGAAGAACCTTGTCAAGTACCGTGCGCAACAAAATAATCCATTAAACTCAAAAGCATCTGAACCCGTCACCAACCCACATACAAAATCGACTTTACATGACGCCATAACTAAAGCCCTAGATAAAGCATTTGGTAATGGCTGGACTCAGCGCCTCATGGATACCGGCAAATTTAAAATTATTAGTCGTGAGGAAGCTATAAAAATAGCGGGTAATAAAGCAGCGGATTCTAAGGGTTTTTATAACTCCAATGATGACACCAGCTACTTTGTACATGACAACATCAGCAAAGATGCAAATTCTAAAGCACTCGCTGGTTTAGTTGCACATGAAATTGCTGTACATGCGTTGCATTTAGGTAAAACTAAAGAAGCGTTCAAGTCATTGCTAAAACGCTTTGAAGCGATGAAAGCAACAAACCCTAATGTACAAGAGGCTTTTGATAGAGTGCTTGCTGATACCAAGGCAGAGGACAAGCTCGAGGAGGCTTTAGCGTATTTCATCGAAAATAATCATAACTCCAGTCTTGGTCAAAAGATACTTGAAGCTTTTAGGCAATTAGTTAGAGCAATCGGCAATACTTTGGTAGGTAAGGATAAGTTTTTATTCTCGCATTGGGCTAATAAGTTAACCGAGCAAGAATTACGCAACATGGCAACCAGTGCGCTTAGGTCTGCGCCAGATAGTTTACAGTTTACTAATGAAATTAATTCGGGGGAGTTGATTCAAGAACCACGACCCGTAGAGCGGGGAACCACCATTCCCTCTACGACACAACTCCCCCACGCTGGTGGGCTTGATAAAACTATACCACAACAAGATGACAATTCAAATGATAACGGTATTAAATTCAGTCGTTCAACACCTGCCAATACCGACTCAGATAATAAGGCCATTAAGGATATCTTCACCAAAGTAGCCGGCAATCCTAGTTTGGATTGGTTAGGGGGCTTATTTACCCGTAACCAGTTGATTGATTTTATCGCTAAAGACGTGCCTGAAATGATGAATTACAAATTACTTTCACAGGCAAAAGATAATGCGACACATCAGCGCGAACAACAAGTAGCAGTGGCTTACGATGAAATGAGTAATAAGATCAAAGAAGCCGCTAGAAAACCTAATGGCTGGGTGGTGGATTACGCCAAAGCTAGGCGCATGATGATGGAGTTGTCGCGAGTGCAAAGTATGGCAACTAATCTTGATAACTTTGATCCGGCTGAGGCAAAACCTAATCAGGCGATGACCGAGCAAGAAAGAGAAGTCTACGACGCTTATCAAGCTATGAATGAGGCGCAACGAGCCGTTTATATTAAGATGAGGGATGATTACCGTACCGATTTAAAAGCTACTCAAAAAGCCTTAATTAAGAATCTGGACCGTTTCCCGATTGATAGCCAGACTAAAGCGGCGGTAATCGCTGATATTAAAGCGCACTTTGATAAAGCATTAAGCAAAGGGGTTTATTTTCCATTAGCTCGTTTCGGTAAAATTGTGGTCACTGGTATTAATCCCGATGGAGAGTTGGTGACGAGCTTTGTTGAGTCGAATGGCGCCAGAGATAAACTCATGGCAAAAATGGAGGCACAGGGTTATAACCAAGTAAGATCGCAGTTAAAAGCTGAATATGATGCCGATGTAGCCAATGGCAATGCAGCTCATACCATTGCGGCCCTTGCAACCAATACCATTGAAAATATCAGAGATAATCTTGTCAAAGGACAAAGTAACAAAATAGCTGGCAATGTTAATGACATGCTGGATGCGTTTAACCAAGAGTTAATTAAAGCCTTGCCAGATAGTTCATTTCGTAAACATTTTATTCATAGAAAGGGTACGCTTGGCGAATCTGCCGATACCTTACGTGCTTATGCAAATACTCGTAACAGTACCGCAAAAGGCTTAGCGTCGATTGGTTATGATCATCAAATAGCCGAAACCTTACAGGATGGCAGAAAAGCTATTAAAGCCTTAGGCCTTAGAAACTCTGATTTCTTAGATTCGATCATGAATGAGTTTACTAAGCGTGAAAAAGCCTTGAAAACAACGAGCATCCAGCCATGGGCGCAGACTTTAACAAGCTTAGGGTTTATGGGGGCGCTAGGCTTTAATGTAGCTTCTGCAGGGGTAAATATGTTGCAAGTGGCGGCTATTGGCTTGCCTGAATTAGCAGGAAGGCATGGGTTTAACGCCTCATCTATCGCAATTTCTAAAGCCTATAAATTATTGCTTAATCCAGATGTACTTAATAAGAGCTCAGGTTTTGATTTGATGAAAAATCCTAAAATCAATGCTAAAACAAAAGAAGCCTTACAGCGCTTACACGACATTGGCAAAATTGATCTTAATCAAACGCATGACTCTATCTCAGCCGGTCAAAACCCGTCTTACAGTACCAATGCCGTCACCCGTGTGTTTGGTCAGGTTGCTAAGAAATCAGGTTATTTCTTCCATGTGGCTGAAGCTTTAAACCGTCAAGTCATGGGGGTTGCGGCGTTTGAGTTGGAATACACTAAAAATGGTGGAGATTATGAAAAAGCGTTAGCTTATACCGTCAAAGCGATTGATGATACTCAATTCGACTACGGACAAGGTAATCGATCACGTTTCATGATGGGTAATACAGCTCGCGTTTTAACCTTGTTTAAAGCCTATGCGTTAAATACATCTTGGTACATTGGTCGTAATGCGGCGCTATCTTTATCTAAATTACCTTCTGAGGAACGTTTACAAGCTCGTAAAACTTTAGCGGTTACGATGGCAATGAGTTTTGCGACTTCGGGATTATTTGGTATGCCGATTGGCATCGAGGCGTTTGCTGGTATTGGTGGTGTAGCCGGGTTTAAATACAAGGGGGCATCCGGCAGTGTGGCGGGTGCCATATTAGGTATGGCAGTATTTCAAACACTGTTGGCTGGTCTTGGTGCAGATGATGACGATGAACTAGAAACAGAGTTTAGAAACTGGTTAACGGATAACTTTAATCAAACGGTGGCAGAATTTATTACCAAAGGCCCTGCACGTTTATTACCGATTGGGGATATATCCGGCAGAACCGCTATGAATCACCTTTGGTATCAGCCACAAAACAAAGAGCTAGAAGGGCGTGATGAGTTTAATGCGATATCAAATACATTAATGGGGCCTGTTGCTTCTCAAATAGCTAATATCTTTATGGCATCTAAATTATGGGCCGATGGTGAGTCGGGTAGGGCGCTGGAAGCTATGACACCACGGGCGGTGTCAAATCTAATAGCGGCTGAGCGTTTAGCGACGCACGGAGTTGAAACTATTAAGGGCGATAAGATTGTGGGTCGTGATTTAACAGTCAATGAGATTGCGCAAAAAATGCTAGGTTTTAATCCTACCGTGATTGCTAATGCAAATGATGCTAATAGCGCCATTACAAAAGAGCGCGATAAACTGGATATGGAAAAACAACATTTGGTTAAACGCTATTTATCGGCTGATGCAGAAGAGCGGACGCGTTTATTTAATGAGGACATTAAAGATTTTAACGAAGAAGTACCAGCTTCTGCCCGTATTACCAAGATGTCTTTATTTAGAAGTATGAAAGCTAGAAAAGGGGCTAATAAGCATACTGAAAATGGTTTGTATTTATCAAAGAAACAACAATATTTAAAGAAAATTGGCAGGTTTGCTGAGCCGTAATAATAAAAAATAGACTTGTTAAAAATGAGTGAACCTAAGCAACTATACTGCTATAAGCTTTATTAAATAGCTTTTTAAAATCATGTCGGGAGACATTATATGAAAGATCAATTAAACGCCATTGAAGGCGTCAATATAGGTGTATCTTTAGCTTCAGGTATGGGCGAGTTATCTCATGCTGAGGGCGTTTATACTGCAAAATGTTATGAATACGAAGGTGGACCCTTATTATGGGAAGATACTTTTGATAACGTAGTTTGTACGTTAGGAAAAAATCAGATTTTACAGGCCGCGTTAGCCGGTTCTGCCTATTCTGTCACAGGCCCGTATATGGGGCTAATTTCTTCAATTTCTTGGTCTGCAACAGCCGCAGCGGATACGATGGCATCTCATGCGGGTTGGACAGAAGCCGGATCAACTAATGCTCCAACGTTTGCCGCGCGTGTTGCTTGTCCATTTGGCACAGCGGCCGCCGGTTCAATCGCTCCAACTTCATCTATCAGTTTTACCATGACCGGTGCAGGCACATTAAAAGGGGCCTTCATCGTATTTGGCACAGGCGCTGTATCTACTTTAATGAGTACAGCAGGTACTTTATTATCAGCTGGTTTATTTACAGGTGGCGACCAACCCGTTAACTTAGCTAACGTGGTTCAGGTTTCTTATTCTCTAAGTTTATAAGGATTAGACAATGTTTACTAAAGGTCAAGAAGTTGTACAAATATTACCTACTCCATTTGCTGGCACAGTAGCAGGATTTGCATTAGATCAAGATACAGGTGATGTTTTTGTATTGGTTGAATACACAGATGCTAATGGTGAATTACATAGCCGTTATTTTAGACAGTCTGAAGTAGCGTAAGGATAAATCATGACTTTGGTCGTAATAGATAACGCATGGGAAACCACTACCAGCACAGGGCCTACTACGTTTACCTTAGCAGGTGCGGCAAGTGGTTCTCAGTCAATGGCTGGTATTGGTAATACTAATACCTCATACTTTCGTATATCAGATCAATCAGGCACTAACTGGACAGTTGTTTTAGCAACATACTCCACTACTGGCCCAACATTGACTGTTGTATCGACTTACGCATCAAGCAATAGCAATAATGCTGTTACCTTTGGGGCTGGTACTAAGAATGTATGGTGTGTTGGCCCTGCGGAATCTACGGTACTAGCTGCTCCCTATGCTTACCCTACCGTTAAGCCGACATTAAACTTAGACTTTGTTAATAGTAATCAGGTAGACCCAAGAATTACTTTTGTGCGTACTACCACAGCGACATACTATGACGGTAAGACTACTGCATTAGCTGAGCAGAATTTGTTGTTGTATTCTAATACTTTTTCTAATGCTGCATGGGTAGCGACTAACGGGACTGTAGCATCGGGCATGACT